CTCAGAACCAGGTTCGAGGAAGTCAACTCCATCTAATTGGTCGTAAAAACGCCAATTAGGGAGGAGATTCTCACCGGCCGTTAGACCGGCTTCTTCGAGACGGTTGGTCCAGACTGCTTGATGGAACTTTCTGTTTCCAGATAGACCATCAGCAGTAGATCCTGGGCCATGCTTAGGAACAATCTTGCCGTAATAGACATCTCTGTCAATACGGTTAAAGATGTTCCGGAAAAGCATATCCGACATACTAACGAATTCAGCGAGATCTCTCTCGCTAAGTTCTCTGTCGAATATCCGGACTTCCTGCTCACACTTGAGGAAATTTGCAATGACAGCGAGCTGACGTGCCGGGGGGCACGTAAGCTCTATCTTGCCAAACATCAGCGTAAGCTGACGTAAGGCTCGAATAGAGTCAATGCAAGGATCATCAAGTAACAAGCCACTACTCCGGTCGAACACACGACTGAAGAAACCTCCGAGAAATCGGGGGAGACTTCTCCCTCTATCATTGCTGAAAGAGGGATGGTTAGTCACCTGACCTTCGTCTAGCCATTTTTGGATGGCTTTACCAAAGTCTGGTAGGGTAATCGTAAAAAACGAGAACCCCTCATGTTCGACACGCGCCGCGACGGTATTAATGTCGCGGCTGGCGCTAGTGCAGCATTGACTGGCAGATTCCTCCGCCAGTCGGGACCAGAGTGACATCAGGCTTTTCACTGCTCCTCCTCTCATCGAGAAGGTGGACAGATCCCTAGCCTATGTCATCAACGACTAGTTGTGGTGGAATATATATTCCACCAGGAATAGAAGGCAGTGATCTTGATCCCGATCAAGGGGTACAAGATTATACTGCATTCCAAGCCAATAACTAGTCACCACGGAGTGAATCTCCAAAGGAGATCAACCCCTTCCTACGAGACAATGTCCAGTAGGAAGTCAATGACCCTCGTACTAACACCAAAGAACGCGAAGACGGCCGCAAGCGTTTTATAGCTTACGGATATCCTCAGTTCAAGGCGATCGTCCGAGTGGTCATCATGGTCAGGAGTCGGAGGAAGCCCCACAAGGGGACTATCCGGCTCCGGCTCGCTACGACTCACCGCCAAGAAGTTTGACGATGAGCGCATCCGAGCCTGACGTGAACAGGGTTTTGAAACCCGTGTACACCGCCAGGGCCTCGGTATTCGTATAGCCGGCGGGAGGAAGGTCGAAGACGATGTAATTCGCCATCGAAACCTTCGTATTCTCGCTCGGCTTGTACGGATCCGGGGACAACTTGGAATGGTCGATCCTCAGGAGTCGACGAGCTCTTCCCTGTTTGATGAGGGAATGGTTCACCGACAGCCTGATCAATCCGTCAGCCGATGTGTACGCCGATTCGTCCCCCGACGAGAAAGTTCTCGGGAGGGGCGTGGTCGCCGCACTGATGGTGATGGATTGTGGATCGGTAAATGACATGGGCATCACTCCTAGGGCTGTTGGTACAACCCCAATTGACGTTAGGTGCTAATACAGCACACTTCTTACCTCAACCTGGTTAAACCAAGCGAGGCAAGAATGGACTTTTGGGTTCCCGTTAGGGAAGCCATGGTAAGTCCAAACCCAAAGGGGTTTGCCTTTCTGCGAATCTTGGTTTCAGAAACCAAGCATATAGCAGGAGGACGAAGGGTACTCCCACGACTGAGAAAGTTCGTGGGACCTTCGTAAGTATAGACATCACGGACCACAGAGTGTTCCATGATGTATCCATACTTCAAAACCAAGCCGTCGTTGGCCCAAGTGGAGGCGTTGTTTATAACAGCGCCAACATTTGAAAACCAATCAACAGCCCAGCTCCAGGGGGTCAGTTCCCAAAGAACAGATGGAGTCAGTTCGACTCCCAAGAGATGAGACATCTCTTGCCATTTTCCGGCATACGGCGTGTACATCTCCGCAAAGAATGTCTGCGGAAGATGATACACAAAGGTACCGGAAAACCACCTGTTCACTGTAGTCTCGCGACTACGGACAACTGAACCTCTTGGGCGAGCATTGAAATCAAACAGTGCCGTCACGGCACGTGGCCCACCGGGAAACGTGTCGTTCGTGATCACTGTTGATGACATGCTACGCTCTTCGGGAAAGTTCAATCTACGACGAACCGGTTTACCGGCATCACGGACATACTGAGTTATCAGTTTGTCCATGTCTCTGACAGTCTTGACAAAGTCTTGAATGTCAGATACAAGTGGCAACCACCCATACTGGATATTAAGGAACTCAGAGCCAGACGCACCTGCATGTTTATGCAGATGCAGTGCCTCTTCGGTCCGGCCTTTCCATGCTTCCTTCCCAATCAACTTGGGAAGGCCGTCATGGTAAGCCTCTAGTAGGGAAGTAGCCACATTCGCCGTAGGCTTGGTGGGAGCACAACTAGCTATAGCCTTCGCCCCCCACAAATCAAGACTGGAATTTCCAGAATTGATGTGAGAAGGAAAGGTGTTAGCTGGCGCTCGGACCTCATCGATATAGATCGGGCCACGGTATGTGACTCGATAATCTCGATTTTGGTCGTAGATTTGCCAGTCAGAAGTAATCACTGAGTTTGGGACAATAGCCCCATACTCGATGTAATTCTTCTGACTGAAGAAATCACCACCAAGATCCCCGGAATAATTTCCAGCCTTACGGCTAGAAACGAAATCGGGGTGACTTTCGGACACAGTTACCTGTGTACCCTGCAAAGTGGCAGAACCACGCCGCGGCTCAGTGTTCCGAAGATCAGGATGGTCAAAGGTTATAACACCTGAGACACGATTCCTAAAATCTCCGGTCCACTTAGCAGGACCATACCCTGGAAAGGGTATGGCCCTTTTGCGTGTGGTAACCAATTTTGCACCAGAGCTCCTTCTGGTCTCGGAGAGTTAATTCTCTCCAATCGAGCGTATGATCCATACCATCCCCGAAAGGGATGGGTTAGGACTATACGCGGGAGTGCACTGCACAGCGCCGGGGCCCCTCACGG